GGTATAAAAGTGTTGGAACATACCATAACCACAAGACAAACGAGCCGTATTCAGTAAAAAATGATGCCAATAAGATTAAAATTGCAATTCTGTTTGAACGTGAAATTTCTGGATATGTTCTCAACATGATTTTTGCTTGAACTCGAGTTTTTTGATTCAAAAATTTTCTGCATAGATAATTAACGGTTGTTTTATTTGGAATAATATTTATGTACTTGATTAACATTGCTTTCAAATACCTACCTGCATTTCCCCAAATTGAATCGAAGTGAGCATCAACAACCGTATCTCTTGAGCTATTTGCGTATTTATGGTGCGCAATATGTGCGCGTGAATACCCTGTAAAACTTAAATCCATGAATGCGGCGGCCGTTTTCCCAAACAAATCGTCCAGCCACTTAAATCCTGGTTTTCTTCCACTTATGTTTCCGTGTGTTGCTTCATGATGAACCGTATACATGTATGAGCACAAAATAGTATTTGTAAGCACCCCAACAATAATCGGGATAAAACCAATTAGGCAATATACAAACATGACAATATGAGCAACGAATAAGAATAAAGATAAAATGATTGTGGGTATAGCTATTTTTCCAGAATATTGAGAAATATCTTTCATGTTTTATGCTCGCCGACTAAGACTTGTTTTTGTTGGCTATTCAGCAAACCAACGTCTGACCTGAATTTATTAACCCACTCATGGGCGCCTGGTTTATTTTCTTGGCCATTGCCGTGATAAAACCACGACAGAAATGCCCAGCGCTCGCCACTTATGACTTCGTCCACTTCATGACAACCAATAAAATTAGATGGATATATAAGCGCGGAGCCAAACTCTGGTTTTGCAGTTATTCCCCATGTCCTGAATCTGACATCGCCGCCAGAATAGCCGTCGTTTATAAATATTGATGTTGTAAGGGTATTGAAAGCAGGACTTGTTGTTATAGGCTCCAGAGTTCCATGTTTGTACGGTATGTTGCAGTCTGAGTGTGGGCCCATACCGTTGCCCGGAAGATATCTAATTAGGTATCCATCTGTTTGCCCGGTTATGCATTCCGTTGCAACGGGGAAAATTTTACAGTACTCTACAACGGCGGCATAAATTGCTTTTTTTAATACTGCTGTTATTCCGAGGTCACCTATGTCCGTATATCTGCTTGGGGCTGTTTGTTTCCCATGTTCATCAAATTCGTAACCACCATCACTGATAATCTTTCCGTCAACAAGCGAATATCCCTGAGGAATCTTTATATTGGGTATAGATAGCAATTCGTTTTGGTTAATGTCACTTCGTTCAATTAGGCCATGAATGATTGCTATACCATGACCCAAATGGTTGATTTTCATGCGTGTTCACCCATCGCTAGTCGGTATGTCTTTGAAGATTTGTCTTCACCAATTGAGTCAAGATATTCAATAAATCTTTCCCTTAGATATGGGATATAGACGTTTGAAGATATCGCCGCCTTTTCTGGGTTGACTAAAGGGTCCTCAACTTCTTCATTAACTGCTGGGTTCGGCGTTCCATGAGCGTACCATCCGAGATAAGTGAATCTGTCGCCTGATTCAACTGGGGTTACTTCATGAGACGCAATATAGTTTGAAGGGAACATTAGAATATCTCCACGTTTCGGCAAATAGTCAATGTCTAAATACGTGAATCTATGGTGTCCGCCTGTGAAATCTCCAGGCTCCGACAAGGCTGAACCGTCTACGCAGCTACCAAAATAAACCAAACAGGAAAGAGTGTTTCTAGAAGCCAACTGATGAGGTGGATGTGGTAGACCGTAAACATAATCAACGCTGGTGTCGCTGTGCTCGCCAATATACCCACCACAATCTGAGGAGTAATTGACTAAATGCCCCTTTACTTTCCACCATATATTCTTAAAAACGATGGGGAATATGTGCATGTACTTGAAGAGATACTTATCTTTGCACTCTTCAATAAAAGTGAATAATTCGACCACCTCAGGTCTAGTGTCCTGATGGACCCGAGACCCGCGCTTTGGCATTTTATCTATACCGTTCTTGGAAAAGAAGTAACCACTTCTGTTTACGTACTCTTCTAGGCCGTTGTCTGGATTTATTGCAGGTCGATACATATCGTCCATCTCTCTATCGACGATTTCCTTAGATATGCGATTGGCATACTCCCAATCAAGTTCTATTGCACTGCTAAACACAACAACGCCACCGCCAATGTGAGTCGGTTCAACGTCTTTAAATTTCATTTGTGGTCGTCTTTCCGTGATTTAAATTGTGCTGCGCCAATGGGTATTTTTCCCTCATCGCCATATTTGGCCATTAAATATTGCTCATAATCTTCAACAATAGTCGGTAGCCACCATTGTCCGCCCACTTGTCTCTCGTCAATGCCCCCTGGCTCCTGTGGGGATATTCCATTTTCTTGGCTTGGAGAGCCCTGTGCAAACCACGATAAATATGAATACCTTGAGCCGGAAGTTACTTCTTTTATCTCGTGAGCCCCTAGGTAGTTTGCTGGCATGAACAAGATGGTTCCCATTTGGGGTTTTATGGTTATCCCAAAATACGGAATTTCCATTTCTCCACCAGTAAAAGAATACTCGCCACAATTGCCGTCATCACAGTTGCTGTTCAAATAAACGAGAGCGCTGATTACATTTCTCGTCGCGTGTTCGAACGGCGGTAGTTGTCCATACCTGTAATTAACATCATTGTCACAATGAAATCCCAAATTGGAGCCAGTTGGATACTTTAAAACATGCCCCTCACTCTTCCACCACAAGCACTGCAGGGCGGCTGGAAATATTTCTATATATTCTAAAAGGCATTGATAAATAGTTTCTTCACACTTCCTAAAAAACGGGTGTTTAAGCTCCTGTATTCGAATTGGATTTTTTGATATCTCGTCGAGCTCATAGATAAAACCACTTTTATTCACGGCGTGAGTTTGTTTGCCGGATTCATCGAAAATGTATTCGTATTGCTCGTTTAGTGAGTCCTGCGACAATGAGTCTATTAACTGCAATATCTCGGGCATCGGAACATTTATTGCATTAGGAAACACTATTACCCCGCCACCAAGATTAATCGCGTTATTGTTCATAATTGAACTTTAGTCTTGATTTACTGCCTCTGGTGACGCAATTATTGGCCTATCCTTGTAAATGGACCAGTCAGCGTTCGGAGTTGTTTTTGGATTTAATGGACTCAAATTCATACTGACAACAATCCTCTCATCATCCACCATCTGCCTAGCGGTCATGTGGTTAACAAATGAATTAAATATAATCAATAAACCATTTTCTGGTTTTATTGATACAGTGCTATGCATATAGCCGCACCAATTTCCAGAAAATATCAAATCTGCAGATTTTTGCGGAGCATAAGGATAATAAGAAATAGAAAAATAATCTTCTGGGTGTGTGTGGCTATTTTTATAGTGATTGTGAGCTATTACGCTCTGTCCTGGAAATAAACGTATTGCCCATATCTCGTCAATTTTATTTTCTTGTTGCGATATCTGGTTGACAACTGACAAAACAGATTGCTCGAGTTTTGTGAATTCAGGAGTCACTGGAACGATGGTGTCTTCATACTGAACAAAACCACGGCTCATTGACCCGAACTCTTCGCACTCATTGCTAACTGGCAATCCATACAAATGTATGTCAGAAACAATTTGTTTATTATTTATATTTAGAAGGTTCGATGTAAATATGTTTTGATTTATGAGTGGGACAATATTTATTTCATTCATAAAAAAAATTTACCATATCGTCTGGAGGGTTTGATTTTAACCATACATTTACGACCATAACATTTCTGATTCCAGATATGCATGGACTTGTTTGATGTATCACCCTACCAGCGTCAAATATGATTAATCTATTTTCCCTAAACGCAATTCTTTCTCGCATTTCAATCGGGTCAAGTTTTGATTCAAGATTTTCCATCTCTAGAGCATTGAACTCACCGAATTCAAGCTTTGATTCAAAAAGCTCCAAGAATCCACCGACCACACTTTCGTTAGATGGACCATAATATACACACCCCAATTCTGGACCGTTGTATATACCTGTGCTTTCATACAGAAATGTATCTTCATCAACATGCGGTCCTAGAAATTGCCCAGGCCCAAAAGTTCTTGTCCAGTACTCAAAACCAAGCACGTCGCTGATTGGCATGGGAAGATTTGTCTCCCATATTTCTCGAATTACCTGTTTCCTTAGTGTGTTAGCCGGCGATGACCACCAGCCGTGCCAGAACATATATGGCGCGTAGCAGCTGGCTTGTTCATTGTGATAAGAATTAACCTCGCTGGCTATTCTATCTTCGCCGCTCATCAGCCCGGGAAAAAACAATGTATCTTCCGTGATTTTAGACAGAATAGACCCTGGTAAAAAGTCGTCCACAATTTTCATTATTCTCTTCTTTTTATAAGTAATCTTCGGAGAATATTGAACGGAGATAATTTAAATCAAAATCAAATATGAGTACGACCCTGTCATTTGAGCCGGAGTGGACAACCGAATGCGGGTATGGATTTCCATCCTTGAAGGCAAGTATTTTACCTTCTTCCCAGTTGCGTGTTTTGCTTCCAACGGTTAGTAAACAATTTGTGTCGTTTATAAGACACAGATGAGTTCTCATAATTCCATCAGAACCCATATGTGGATTTATTACCGTCCCCGGCCTAACAATGCTGAACATGGCTCCAGAACACTGATTTATATCTGCAAATTCTTCAACGATTGAATTAAATGTTTTAAAATAAGATTTTGAATAATCAAGCTGATAGTTTAAATCTTTCTTGGTTTTCCACTTAACAACCTTGCTAACTAGCTCGGTATTCCCCCATTGCTTGCCGTCGTCAAGTGGTGGAGTCCCAGCGAAACAAACATCCCATGTTCCGGAGTATAAATTTTTTTCTTCAACACCATCATCGTCTTTTATTTTTAAATTTGGTGACGGCAACATGTTTGGATTTGCAAAATTTTTGCTGTCAGCATCCCTCACCGGGAATGGATGTTCGTGTTCGTAGTAGGATATGAACTCGTCTCTTATTTTCTCCCAATTCTTTTCCAGTTCAATACATACTGGTATTTTCCGAATTATGTGGTCCCAGAATTCTGGATTTATGTCCATATCAGTTCTTGACGAATACCGTGAATCCGTAAGCCTCGGAGTTATGAAAAGTTCCGCCATTTGACGACTTTAGTACATTATGGAAATCATTTAACGGATGGAATTGATAATCGTCTCTGTAAAGTTTTCCCGAATTATTTGTTGAAGAAATCAACAAAACACCTCCAGGGGACAAAGCATCAATACATCGCGACAAGAAGGACTCATCGTAACAAAACTCCCAAGCGCAACCATGTATGAAATCGTAGCCGGTTGCAACCCCGGAACCAATTTCATCATATGTAGCAACACCGTAACCTATATCCCTAAATGGCCTTGAATTAATCACTGTTGAACCATCCCTGAAGAATGTTTCAAAGTTATAAAGCGCTTGATTATTCAAAAAATGAATTTCAAATTCTTCTTTTTGTATCTGATTCGTATAGGGAATAAAAAAGATGTCAGGATTAAAAGCAAGAACTTTTTGGGGGTTCTTTATGGATACAAACATATTAAGGTGGATTTGGAATAGCTCCATCATCTCTCTCCACCCTGTTTGTGGGTTTATCAAAAGGTCAACATACCAGTTATATTCGGATGGACCCCTTGACGCTATAGACATATTAAGATTAAGCGTGTTTCTCCATGAAGCTATGCTTTTTGAAGCTTCAATTGTTTCATTTATGGCTTCATCAAAATTCAAGCCCTCTTGGCATGTTGTATTGCTGAGCAGCTTGGTGACCATCGCCGTTCTTAGCTGTTTATTGTCCATTTTGGACCGCCTTAGCTAATTTATAGTTCCAATAAGCTTCTCTTGCAGAATTCGTTAATTGAACGTTTGTTTTTGCAAGAAATCTAGGTATTGAATTATTAGAGTATTCCCCGTTCAATCCACCCCTAATATCGCTTGCATACTTCCACAACTGCCTAATTTTTACTGCAGCGTAATCAATCCTCATTGATTCAATGTCGTTTGGGTCTTGGTCGGTCAAGAAGCATATGACTGCAAGTTTTTGTTCGTTCCGTAGCGCGTCTTCCTCTGCGTCGTATAAATTTTCTCCGCCAGCAGTTCTAGTCTTCATTGGCAATAACCTCTATCAACTCGTTGCGGGTAAAATCACCTGGTTCTGTTTCTTCCCATTTTTGTTGTGGGTCATTCGACTGAAGCAAGTCACAAAAAAATGCAGCACCATCTGGCAACTCGAATGAAAATAACTCTGGGTTCCAGCGTGGAACTTGATTGTCCCTTTTGGGGTTATGCATTGGCTCTTGAATGTTGGGGTAATCAGGCTCAGTGTCAGGGCATATTTCATATCGACCAGAAATCAACGCCTTCTCAACGATTGAAATACCTTTTGGTATTTTTGGTAGTATTTTCATGACGTCGAACTAACTATTTAGTCTTGCTAGCGCCACCAGTTGCATTTTCAGGCATTCATAAGCATCGTGTTGTGCAGCTAATGAACTGTTTTCAGCCAAAGACATGTCGACTGGATTTACCAAATCCGTGTTTAGGTCTTCGTCCTCTATGCCGAGCGCAAAAGCGAGCGTATATATTGAGTACTCAAGTATCTGAACAGCTTCGGCTTTTGCCTTCGCGAGTTGCTCTGCAGAGAGTGCCATGTCTGCAGCTTACTCCGCGATTCGTGATTTTACGTTGTCAATTTTTGCAAGAAAATCAACGATTAGTTTATGGCCATTAATCATGCCATGTGCGTCGGTTCCTGGAACGAAGTTATCGGCATCAAAGGTATCTGGGTCAAAACCTTCCTGCAATAATCTCTCCATGAGTTGTCTTTCGAGGTCCTTGAGGGTGCGCTGGTAAACAAGCTTCTTTTCCTGCGTTGAAAATGATGATTCGAACTTCATGTGGGGCCTCCGTATTGCCGCTTTTGGACAATTACATACATTTTAACACTCTGGAATCGCCAATTTAGGCAGACCAGAGAAGGATGGGCCTATTGTCTTGCCGTCGGCGTCAATACCTGTCTTGATTCCCCTAGTCCAAGTCCACGGGTTATCTTGCATATTTTGAGATTTCATTTGACCGTATTTTGCCCTCGATTGAATCAGTCCCATGTCGTCCCAGAGGTTGCTCGTCGATATTTCTGCCTCTTGCATAACCGAGTTGTCGTATATGTTGAAAAAGCAAAATGGCGTCCCTGCTTCAAATACGACAGGCTCTCCAATTTTTGTTATTTTCCAATTCATTTGAGACTCGTCCGGCCACCACCATGTGGGTATGGTTGCGGTGAGAGGCGAGGCACCATCAATGAAGTAATTCGGAGGTCCTGTAAACCACGTGCTGTACCCCTCTTCGGTTCTTATTACCCATGACATCTGAATCGATATCATTCCTATAATTGAAGAAACTGCTTGAATTCTCCCAGAGCTTGAGTACTCACCACTCAGTATGCGTGCTGGGTTTTGCCCTCCATCCCATTGGACGACAAGGTCGCTCTCCATCTGCATCTCCCAGCCATAAACATTTGCCACAGTCATTGGGAGACACTGATACGCATGCTTGTTGTACGTGGCGTCCATCCAATCTCTTTGAATGCGCGACTGAGTAATTCTTGGAGGGCTTTGGTGTGTTCGAACAAAATTTACTTTTGTCATTTTTTATATATAAACCTGTCTACTTGGTTTGCTGTAGGGCTAACTATTCCTGGCCCATATTCGGCATCTGTTCCGTCTATATTTTTTCCATAACCCTTCCACATCTTGTGATACCGGTCGTTATAGTCAAACATTGTGACGGCAGCATACTTCGTTCCGCTTGTTACTGGTTTAGATGCATGGGAATAGATAAAAGTTGACGGGAAGAGAACGATGTCTCCATATTTGGGTTTGAATGTGATATCAAGGTACGGAAACCACAGTTCACCACCCTGGTAGTCGTCATTTAAATACATCACGGAAGACACGGTGCATATGTACGAAAATCCATGGTCGGCATGGACGTTGAAGTGCTGCCCCTCTTTGTAACGTACGTAGTTTATTGCTTCCATAAAATCCATTCGGATGTTGTATCTCGACTCATAGTCCTGCAAACAAGCAGTAAGCCCAACAACAGTGTCGTTATATATATTTATTAGTTCGGAAAACTGTTCTGGGCAGTGCTCAAAATGGGCCGGACTCATCTTACAATCCACGCAATCTCGGTAATCCTTCATTATTTGTCCGTCGCCAACCAGCGCCTGCATCCATGCGTACGGCGGTGTTTCGCTATTGCCTATGGTTGCTTCTAGGCGTTCCGGTATTTTTAAATCCTCGCTAAGAACATTTCTATATACCAAGAATCCTGCTTTTGGGTCTCCGACATATTCGACATTGATGTTTCTCATGCTCTCATCTTATCCATCTCCAAGACGACCTGATACAGGTGTCTGTCGATTTGCGACCGGCTTTCTATTTCTTTTATATGCGATTTATCGGGAGTGAATCCACTGTTATTCGAACAGTTCGAAACAAGGTTTATTGATGAATCAATCCTAAAACCATACAAGTTAAATATTTTATTATCTAACCAGCTAACAGCTTTATGTCTATTTTGTAAAGTAAATATATTAAATAACTTAATTTTATCTGCAATTTTTTTTTCATCTGGCATGTCGGATTCAATGAATACAAGATTTGATTCATTTGCGACGTCACCATCCCTTACCGCAACTACAGAACTATCGGCAATCGCGATTCTGCAAAATAACATTTTTGACTGAATATTCCCAGAGCTTGAAAATAACTCATTTGAACCAAAAGGGGTTACATATCCATATAGGAATTCTTCCAAAAAATCATTTGACATTTTCATTTGTGCCGTGGCAGCAACATATGCAGCGACACTCAAGTAGTGGTCTATTGGGTCCCTTACTATGGACATGACATCCAAGTTATATTCGTTCTCAATAATAGGATTTATTCCAAAATGCCCAGAAATATATGGCCTGTCCCCAAATAGGGAATTATCATAAATTATCAATTGTCCATAATCATGAAGCGGCTCTTGAATAAACATATTTTTATCAAAAGTCATTCGCAGCGCATCACACACACATCTGCCGGATGTTCTCGGTATATGCAGGTGGTATATTTTTTGATTATTCATACCCAGGAAACCAAAACGGCAACACTACCCTCTCGCCAGAAATCACGCTGGCAACATAGTGTGAATACTCGATATTGCTAGGGAACATGATGCAGCTACCCGCTACGGGTTTATATGAATACTCAACTTTTGGGAACACAAGCTCGCCGCCCTCAAAGTCGTCGTTTATGTACACAACTGCGGAGACCAAGAACTCAGAACAGCCAGCCTTCTTTGTTCCATCCATATTTTGGCTGTCGGCATGCTCTTCAGGAATATGCCCAACCATCGTTTTGGCAATCAGTACGTCTGATTCCCCAAGCCGACAATCAAACAGTGTTTCGGCGCTTAGCCTCACCCTGTCCGACATCAACGAAACCACTCCAGCAATGAATGGATTTTCATTGAGTATTTCTTGTCTTGCGTAATACAAGACCTTTTCATCTGTTCCTGCAGTTCCAGACGCGAGTGGTTCAGATTCAATGAAATCATTTATCGCATCTAGTTGGTATTGCGGAACAAAATCCATCAATACATGTATCTGCATGCTAAGTAACTACGGTGAAGAATGCTGGCGATGTGTATCTGAATCCAGAAGTTATCATTTTTACGCCGTGCAAATAATTGACATCCCCAGGGTGAGCAACAGCTAGCCCTGGTTTTGGCTTGATGACTATATTGTGTTGCGGGTAGTAAAGCTCCCCTCCATCGAAATCATCGTTGTAGTAAAAAAGTGAGTTTATGTCGTATTCGGGGAATTCATTTATTCTTCCATCATTCAGCTGCTTATCGGCATGTGGCCTTTGCTCTGTTCCGGGTTTCCACTTAACAATCGCTGGCGGTCTCTTTGTCAGGGATACCATAAACCTGTCTTCTAGTGCAAGCTTCATCTTTTCGATATATTTATCCACAATTGCATATATTTCTGGTGATATTTCCTCCAGGATATTTGCGTTACACATTCTGTCATTCCAATAATCAGCGTTGTACAGGCAGGTTCCATCTTCGGCATAAACACTTTCCTTGGAGTTATTCCACTTATTGATTGTTGGGCAGAAAAGTTGAATCTTTTTTAAATCTTCAATTTCTATAAAATTTTCAAAAACACAAATGTTTTCAGCACCATCCCCGAAGTGGCCGGGCTGTATGCCCCATTTTCTTTCAGCGTCATGACTCATAATGAAAATCATAACAAAGTATTGATTGCAGAATCAATAATCAAGGGAAAAATAGGCTGCCATTGTTCTCCAGCACTTTTGCATAGAGTTCCCTATCCAGCTCGGTTCTATCAAGAATTAGTTTAATATGTTCTTTGGTAATTTTGAAATTAACTGGTGGAGTGGCATTGACTACAGACTCATCTTTTCGGATTGAAATATTAAACATTTTTTTCAACAATACATTGACCTTGGAAATTAAATGATTTCGCTCTTCCATTACTCCAATAATCATTCCACTTAAATGTTCTCTCACATCTTCAAAAGACTCTGGTTTCCTTACAAACACTGTTCTATCCTTGCCGTTTAAACCATATTCAAGTGTGGATAATTTTGATGAAATAAAAGATGACTGCGGATTTAAGCAGCCTTCCATGCCTTCAAAGTATGAGTACATTTCAGATTCTCCAGTCAGGAATGGCATCATGAATTCCTCTGTAAATTCCTTACCAGTAAACATGGCTGCATATTTTGCCACGCTAATATATTGCTGGACTGGGTCCCTAACCATCGTAAATGTCGCGACGTTCGGTAGTGTTTCTATTGGATTTCTGGCAAAATGCCCACTTATGATGTTGTGGGTTTTGCCAATATCTGCATCAAAAACAAACTCAAAATCACCAGGGCAGTAAACATTTGGAGAATTTATTGAATTTTGTTCGGCAGACGCATCCAGTAATTGGTATTGCATTTTCATGCCAGACGTTTTGGGGATGTGCAAAAAATAGAGGTATTTAAAATTCTCCAGTTCCATTTTTTGCCATTTCTATTAGTGTCAGGTGTTTTGTCGGTGTCCAAAAATGTGCCGAAGTGAATCTCAGTCCTGATTTTACTTCAGTAACCGCATGTGCGTATCTGTTATTCGATGGGAAAAATACCAATGTGCCCGCTTTGGGCTTAAATTTTAATCCATATCTTGGAAAACATAATTCCCCACCTTCGTACTCATCGTTTATATAAATAATTGAGCCATAGTCGACTATGTAGTTGTAAGTGGGTCTTCCATCTGCTGTTTCTCCATCTGCATGGAGATGAGTATCCTCACCAGGAATCCATCTTCTGATTCCCGGTTCTGCCGGCTCCAAATTTCTTCCAAATTTAAATTCTATTTTTTCTCGCACTTGCTTCATGTAATCAAACATTATTTCGTAAAGAGCTGGCGCGTTATTTTTCATTTCTTTGTAAGAACTCAAACTATCGATTCCGTCTTCGCATTGCGGGTGCCATTCTTTTATTGACAAACAGTATTCGCGTAAAATTGACAAATGTTCATTGCTAATGAAATTTTCAATAATCACTATGTTCGAAGGGTCGGAGTAAGGCAATAAATTAATATCTCCGTTGGTTTCCCAAACCTCCATATTATTTCTTATTACTTGAACCCTGGGTTAAATTGTGGTGGGAAGAATGGCGGGAAAAACGGTGGGAAGAAAGGTGGGAAAAAAGGCGGGAAGAATGGCGGGAAGAAGGGTGGAAAGAATGGAGGAAAGAACGGGGGGAAATATGGTGGGAAGTACGGCGGAGCAACTGGCGTAACTGAGTTTGATGTACCAGATGTTGCAGAACCATAATTATTTGAAGCGGTGACTTTAAATGTATATGCGGTTCCATTGGTAAGACCAGTTACCGTAATTGGCGAAGCTCCGGTTCCTGTAAAATTTCCTGGTGTTGAAGTTGCAGTAAATGTTGTTGTACCAGTTCCGGCGGTTCCAGCTGTATATGCAACAGTGGCTTGAGCGTTGCCTGCTGTAGCTGTTCCAATCGTTGGAGCTCCAGGGGGGATACCGATATTCAGAGATGAACTTGAAGCTGCATCCGACTGAACACCATAATTAGTGGTCGCTCTAACCGTAAATGTGTACGTTGTTGTATTTGTCAGTCCTGTTACGACTATCGGAGAAGAAGAACCAGTAGCGGTAAAATTTCCAGGGCTTGAGGTAACTGTATAAGTTATTGTGTCTTTACCGATATAGGCGGACGGCGTAAAACTTATACTTGCCGCGCCTCCAGCCGCCGTATTCGTCGCAACAACATTTGTTGGCGCGTCTGGCTTTTTGCCACCACTATCTTTTAGTGATTCCATAATTTATGCCGAAAGGTCTCCAATGAGCACCCATGTGTTTGCTGCTCTTTTAATCAGAGTAGCACCAGACCACTGCGCGCGCATCTTCTTTCCAGGGGTGGCATTCACCGTCACTCCGCCACCTTCTGTGATAGTGCACTGACCAGCTCCGGTTTGGATAATTGTTATATGTGTTCCGGTTGGGAAAAGCACTGAAGAATCTGGCGGAACCGTGAGTGTATTTGCTGTTGCAACACTCATCTCTATAATCTTGTTTCTATCAGAAAGCACAAGCGTGTAGCTGGCCGCCTGGGCATTTGTCAATGGTTCAGCAAGTTTGTTTCTTCCTATCCCGGCATCTGAAGAAATATCACCATCTACGATAGTTCCATCTTCAATCATGTAGGAAGTAATTACTGCCTGGTCGGTCAGAACAACAGCAGTGCCAGCAATTTTTTCTGGGTTTATTTCTGCGCCGTTTGCAATGTGAGTGTTTGATATCACGTCACTATCAATTGTCAATACGCCAGAATGAGTTATCGATATATCGCCAGAAATGGCTGTTGCTGTTGCCACACCCGACGCGTTATACATAACAACTTTTGCTGCATCACTATTAACGAGCTTGTTAAGCGGAACAGAGTCTTCTGTAAGTGACGAACCTGCAACAGCTCCAGTGGAAAACATTGCTGAAGGGATTGTCACTAGAACCCATCCAGAACCGTTAAACGTCCAAGTCTTTCCAGCACTTACGTGAAGGTCGCCTGATTGTGCTCCTGATGGAAAGTCAATTGCTGGCATGTTTAGGCCTGTGCTTCCGTCCATGAGAGGCGGGCAAACACGGTTGCTGATGCAGCACCAATGTTTCTAGCCACGATGTGCAGAGTGTCTGGACCGTCTGGATAGACGCCAGTTGTTGTTAGCGTTGTTCCGCCGCCAAGAATTGAGTTACCAAGGTCTCGAACGTCACCGAGGTCAATCTGGACGCCGCCAGTGCCACCCACGAAGAAACCTCCGGTCACTTCACCACCGTTTACCTGAGCGTCAACACCTGCGTAGTCGGCGATTTGAGCCAAACTTGATGTAACAGTGGTAGGTTTAGCCCATGTTCTTGAAACGGTTGGTACTCCGTTAAGAATCGCGGTAACCAGTACGTTGGAAGTTGAAGACGTTGTTGTTACGTCAAGGTTTCTAAGCACCAACTGCATTCTGTTGACAAGTTCTCTTTCACCGAAGAATGCAGAGGTTCCGTTATCTGCTGATGGTGAAACTCGAATTGCCAGTAGTGTTTTTGTCGCACCTGCAGCTATGGTCACACCGGTCGTCTGTCCATAGGTGAACACGAGCGACTTGTCGTCGTCGAATCTTCCGTCCATGATTGCCGAAGTACCCCAGTGGGATATCGATGGCGCATAGGTTGGGAATGCAAGCTCAACGCCAACAGGGTTAGACGCTGAGTATGTAAATGCGAGAGCCGCGTTTGTTCCCATTGGGATTGCGCTTACTGTTGGGTTTGCGCCAGTTACTGCAGCACTCAGCTTGATGTTGTTTCCAGAAATCTGCTGGATAAATGTTCCGTCTGGGACGTCAGTTCCAGTAATTCTCTGTCCAACCTGCAATCCTGCATTTGAAGCAACAGTGCCGTCATTGGCTCCTGCGGCTATCGTAAGAGCGAGCGATGGATTGCCTGTTTGCTGTCTTGTAAGACCAGTAAATGTCGTTGCAGTTTTACCGGTGTAGTTGATGTACTCGTATCCGGTTGCAGTGTTGAAAACACAGAGTGTGCCGGCACTTGGGAACCCAGTTGTGCTACCAACGTTAATTGTTCCTGTTTCAATTGCTGAAAGCGTTCCAGTCAATTGCGTATGTGGCGGTTGACTCAGACACTCATACCGAGCTGGAAGGTTTCCAGAACGCATGTATGCTTCAGCGTTTGTGTTGTTATTGATTATTTTGTGTGCGTATGTGACTTTTCCGTCTTTTGCACGCATG